TTCCTATCATCTCATAACCTGCTTCACAAGGTTTTTTCTTTCTTACATATTTTTTTATAATATCATCAAGGTCTTCATTCATTTTACTAAATCTTCTAGCTTGTATTGCTCGCTCTTGATTTACTGCGCCTGCGCGCGTAGAATGGCAACCTAATAATTTTCTATCCTTCTTAGCAAATAGACAATACTTCTTTCCCCTACGTGCTATTATCTTTTCTACCATTCCCTCTATTTCATCTAGAGTTACTTGTTTTGTCACCTTTACAGGTTCCTCTGCTTTTGCTGCCGCTACTGCGGTAACTGTAGCTTCTGGGTTAGCGGGCCTGTTGCCAACCCATGATACGGACCAAAGAGACAACTCGGAGATGTTGTTGTGGCAGACGTCTCCTTCGCAGACCTTCTCTTGTTTTTCAGCTTCCCCTCTAATAGAGGAGCCACCCTTGTCGCCGTAAATCTTCATTTCATCCCATACTCTAGTATGCATAGGAAGTTTGCTGTGTATACCTACACGTATTTTAATTTTACCGTCTTTAACTTTATACGCAAGAGGTAGCCCTACTGGCATCTCCTCATGCTTGTATGAATAAACCCCGTATTTCATATAGAAATCCATGGCTTCTTTAATCGTGTCAGTACCTATCTTATCGTTCTGTTTGTCGATGATAGGCGAGCTAATATATGTCTCTAAGATTCTCTCGTTATACCACTCTGGTCGATAGACCTGCCACTTAGTATCTTTAGCGTCTGCCACGGCCTAAGATTGAATACCTGTATATAAATAATCTAAACTTTCCGGAAACTATTGTTTAGTTTGCCTAGCAACGCTTGCAACTTCACTTTCAAGTGTACCTAAATTGTTTTGCAAAGCTGGTCGTAAATATGGCTGAGGTTCTGAAAAAGGTTGCGTTTCGTAAATCTCTTTGGCTACTGGAAATGGTAAAACACCGCCAACCTCTTCCCATGGAGGGAAAGGACTGTATCCTCCAAACTCTATAATAGATGCTGCAGGATGATTTGCTGTAACTACAATCTCAACTTCATTATCTGACGTGCTAACATACCCACTTATACTGTCTTTTAAACTTCCTTTTGCATTTGCTTTGGCATCAGTAATAATATCATCAAGAACATTTTCTCCAGCCTCTTCAAGAATGTCTACCCAATTATCTTGTTTTTTATAAAAATTAATTACACGTACAAACTCTGTCGTATCTATTTCTAAACTCATAAATATGCAGCTACTTCTTCAGGAGATGCATCACCGTACTTTTCTTTCCACCTACGGTTAACTTCAGTTTGTGCTTTCTTTCGCATATGCATTCTTGCTATCATATCGCGTTGTCGCTTCTCTTCTGCCTTGTTATTCCAAGCCCTGTCATGCTCACACTCTTCACAAAGTCCATTAGATAATATATTTGCTCTAATTTCACCTGCCATACACTTTTTGCAACTCTTCATGGTTTTAACGCTCCTACTTCTGGTTTGTCATCTGTTACTGTTACCTGAGGTTCATCTGGTAACTTAAGATTTCCATCCTTATCTAAAGTTGCCTTAATTCCTAATTTATTTAATACTGTAATAATATTTGCCTTCTGTAACATATTTGCCAAATGTGTTGCTTCGTTCTTTACATTAATATCAGCAAACCTTACCTTCCAAGTCTTAATTCCCATTAACCTCATTAACGGCTTAAGGAATCCCATCTCTAAACATTGCTGCGTTTCTAACACAGTTCGGTCAAAAAGCGATATTTGCTCGCCTTCTGCATTCAACCCGCCTACACCTGCTGTACTTCCTGTTACTATTGGCATAACGCCATACGCTGCGTTTATGTCGTTGTTAATGCGCTCCATGTAAGGCAAAGCCATCAACTCATCCATGTTAGGCATAACAGGCACAAACTTCGCCTGACCGCTTCCTGTGCCTTCACCCCTACTACTTATAATAGGAACAAAGTTTGGATTACGTCTAGTTTCTTCTGCAATGTATTCTCCAAGCCTATTCAATGATTCTTCATCATGTCCGGGAATATCCAAGAAACCTTTAGGTGGCCTCTCTAGTTTGTAGATTTTATTTTGGAAGTTCTCAATGGCGAGAGCAGTTTCTATTTTTTTAGAAAGACCTATAATCGGCGACTGTCCATACAATCTGGCATTCGCACTGTATTTATTAAAATGAATTATTTCATCTCTTGCAAAAGGAATCTTGTCTTCATCCTGTCCCATGTCATAATAATATGCCATAGGTACAGCTTCAAACCCTCCTTCACCTTTATCGCCTTTCTCTAAAGGCTTTCTTGTAATTACATCAAAATAATCTTCATTCTTAAATTTACCATACTCATCAACTGCAAATCGCATTTGCTTTGCATCCTCTACCCAAAGCTCTTTGACTATTTTATCATCACTACCTTGAATCCTATCGTAAACAATACTTACCCAACAATCATCAAATACTTCTACTTGTCGTATCATTGCTTTAAAAAATTCTGATGCCGTAATGTCTGCATTGCCGCCTGTAGGGTCTCTTAACAGTTTATCTAACATCTTGCGTTCTTCTTTGTCACCTGCATCTCCAACGGCGTGGTATTCCCATCCCTTCGCCACAGATTGAGAAGCTATTCGAGTGATTACTGTTCTGAGATGTGAATACCTGTCCGCTAACTGTTCTAAATAATTCTGGTCTACTGGAGGGAGTATATCTGCCTTAAATGCACGATTTGTCCCCATTGTTCCATAAGCTGGAGTCCTTGCATCTTTAACTAACGAAGCTGTGTTTCTCTCTATTAATTCCTCTAACGCAGAACGCTTCCGCACTGGCTTTCGCCCCAACAATCTATCGTACCATGCCAAGTTGTATCGCCTCCAATGTTGTGTTTATCTTCTTAAGCCTTTCCTTTTTCTGTATAACATCTAATGTTTTTTGTAATTGTCTACTCCACCTGTGACCTGAATCACCACCCATCATCTTCCACATAATATATCCCTTACTAGGATTCTTCTTGTCGCCAAAGTTTTTAGCAGGCGGGTCTACCTTCTCATGCCTTCTATAATACGTATCTATACTTACTGCAGTCTTGTAACCTATGTCCTTTTGAAATCTCAACTTCTTGTTAATTGCCTTAGTAACTTTACCGCCACCATAACCATGCATTGCTCGTAAATCCCTGCCCTGTAATGCTTCCTTCTTTACACCTTTAGGAACTCTATACCTATCTCTCTTATCGCCCATGATACTCCCGAACGTACCTTCTAAGTAACGGTTCTACTAAGATGCCCGTCGGAACGTTCTCCGCTTTAGCAATCTCTTTAAGGCTCTCTTTGGTAGCGTCACTGATTCCATAAATTTCCAACCTCGTTCGTTTTTTCATAGTTTGGTTGGATGTCAAGCACATACTCGTTGTATATAAACTTTACTATATGTAATCCCAACTAACAAACGCTAACCCCTTTTTGTTCATACCTTTAATGGCTAACTCACACATCCACAACGCCATAACTGCATCTGGTGTGTGACCCTCAAGCCTTCCGTTCTTACCGTAAACTAATCTACTCAAACCATCTGTCAACTTCCTAGGTCCCGGCTTACTTGATTCTCTTATTTCTTTTTGCCACGGAATCTGGTATCTCTCTTTTTCAAACTCCAAGGCCAAGCCCGGTATCCCCACATCATGCGAGTGCTTTTCTCTTCCCGTGTTGTGACCTTCAACAGGAAGACCCGCCAAGTCACTCGCGCTATGTACAACCAATCTCTGATACCCATTCGATTCTATCATTATCGTCTCTGGATTAAAACGTTTCGCAAGTTCTCTAACTCGTAACACCTGAGCCTCTAACCAACCCGAACCCTGTGCCATTACCTTACCTGTCCAACTATACAAGAGCCTACGATGCTCCGTACGTTTATTATAAGCCACAAGAACGTAGCTTGTCTCATCATTCTGACTGTTCATACCCACGGCCAAGTCAACGCCCATTACGACGACCGTATCGTCATCGTACTCTGGAAGTCCCATGTCTAACTTATCATCTAAACAACGCTGAAGCACCTCATAAGGTATAACTGCAGACTCTGGGTCCAACGGATTTAACATATACTCAGACTCAAACGCCCGACTTCCCATTGTCTCCTTTTCTTTGTCAAGCCTCTCCTGATTCCAATACTCAGGCCAACGCGGACTACCATCTGGCAAAAGGGCAGGATGCCTTACAACATTCCACTCCTTACTATGAGTTACCCAATCTGTAATGTCACCTACTCGTTTTTGAGTACCGACCAATAACATCTTAGATTCTGGAAGTCTCATTGGCATCACAACTCTCTGAACATAATGAATTACCTTTTCATCTGTAAGATTAGGAAACTCTTGCAAAACGTCGTCCAAGATAATCATGTGAACGTGAGGACCCTCAAGTGCCTTGCCTATACTTGCACCGTGAACCCTACTTCCATTGTTAAATCGCTTAGCTCCCTTGCGTATGGTTACTTTCTTGTCGTCACCCTTCTCAAGATAGTTACTCAACCGCCAAGACCTCTTACACAACTCCTCAAACTGTTCCAGTTTGTCCCAAGCCTGCTCCAGTGTCGCAGAAATATACAAAGCCCTGAAGTTTGGCTGCTTGTGCATATAATATGCCAGCACACACAGACCCCAAGTCGTCTTCAAGTGACCACGTGCACAAATTATTGATGCAAATTCTCCTTTGTTAAAATTTTCTTCCCACTGGTCATGCATATCTCCCAACGGAACATAAGTTCCGGGTTCCTGCTCCATATAATCTCGCATCACCTCATCTATAAACTCATTCAATGTCAATGGCTGGTCGTTCATTATCTCCAGCGCACCTGCGATTGCCTGCGTGATATGCTTGCTGTGGTCCATTACTTGTGTTTACGGACAGTTACAACTATCTCTTTAACATCTCTGTCGCGAATTATCAACTCTTCATGTATCTGATGCAAGTCCATCGTTTCCAAAACAGTCCTGCCGTTTTTTATTAGTCTAATGATGGCAACCACCCCTGCCCGTCAAACGTACTTACTGTAAAATATCCGCGAAAATCAAAGCGAGGTATCAAATAACAACGACTTACCTTCTTTCCTGTCTTATCATCAGGCTCACCAGCATCTACAGTCTTAAATTTGTTGTCCTTTATCAATTCTTTCAGCTTGTCCATGCGAATTATCCATAAATGATTCTCAGTTATGTTAGGAAAGTAATATGCAAACCATCCTGCCTTCGTTGTCCTTATACCACTCGGCTTGCCGCGACACTTGTACTCAATTGCCATGTTACCCGTGCCTCCCTTGTCCCAATCCTTTTCAAACATATCTGTCTTAACTTCAAAAAATACAGGATTCTGACGATTGTTTTGAAACATTATGTCAAACGCAGCCGTGTCACCATAGGTAACAAACTTCTTGTGCCATTGCGTCTCTACAAAATGTCTAACTGCACGCTCACCCATCTGACCATCTTCTAAATCATCCTCAAAGTTATTATTCATAGCAACAAATCCTTTGTAAACTTCTGATTAGCATTTACAACACGTATCTCTAACGGATACATATGTTGTTTCTTCATAATAGAATCACTACCCTCTGTATTGACTACCTCGTAAACAATACCTTCATCAGCATCTATAACATCAGCACGTAAACCTGACGGCTCAAACACAGCCTCTGTGTAAAACTCGTGACCCCATTCCTTTAACTGCTTGCAAATCGCAAACTTCATGTCAATGTGTGCCTTGGTTTCGTTCTTACTCCAACGCATCGCGTTCCTGTTTCTATTACTAGTCCTCAACAAACGACTTACTTTATTGCGCTGCTCCTGTACGGCGTACCTATTCATCTATTTGCCTCCTACAAGCCAAACAAGTTACCCTATCATCATCATACGTAGCTTCCGAAGCCATCAAACCCTTGCTTTCGTCTACCCAACGACCACATAAAGTCCAACTAGCCCTACCCATGTACTTATGAACGATTGCCAACTAAATCCCCCATTATTGGCGTATATATGCTGTCATGCTTACATTCATAGCAATCTACCATAGGACGACCCTCTTTCTTCTCACTAAACACAAAATGCTCCTTTGTCAAGTGACGATGCTCCTCTTCCCATCGGTTTCCGCATAAAAAACAGTCAAAACGCCATTTCATTTCAATAACCTCAAACAATGTTTGCAATTAACGTGTTTCAAATTACGCTCCTGCATTTTCCTAAACTCCTGAGGCGTACTCTCATATCCACATAAACTCATATGATGTACCTCACTCGGTGCGTGCTTCTTGCGCATCCAACTCCTCCTGTATTATCTTCTTGCGATACCAGTCTACCCCTACCCAGAATCCTGAAATAAAAGATAAACCAATCAAAAAAGCCACCATAAAATCAGTCATGTCTACACTCCCTGCAGAAGCCTCCGTGGTCCTCAACATCAATCGGTGTAATAACAAATCCACAAGCCTTACACCTCCACATTAGCAGGCTCCCTGTTTATGTCCTCTATCATGTTCTTACATAATATACTTACCATTCCTAAACCTGTCGTGTACGCTTTCATTTCCTTTCCCTTGTACTCCATAGGATTGTCATCTACAAACTTCTGTATATGCATCATCAACTCATGCAAAACAACCGTCCACACATCTGCACGCGTCGCATCACTCATTGTCTATTCTCCCCTCACACCAACCAAGAAAATCCTCGCAAGCATCAAAAATACCCTGCATATATATCCTAGTATTGTAATCCGTCATTGTCCAATGCTTATCCCTAAACTCCTGAGTATTCTGCATCTTCCTTAAACAATACTTGCGTATCTCCATATACCTAATCTCTCGGTCTATGTCCGCCTGCGTAAAAGTGTGCTTGCGCTTACCCGCAACATGACTGTCACTCAAACCATTACGCTTCTTCATCCTCTTCCTCCTCATCATCCATTACTATTACTTTCATCTTTTTATCCTTACTAAAAAAATCTATCATATCCATTATACTAAAATCGTCAGGCATCGTCACCTCGCAACTTAGAAATGTAAACTCGCAAAAACTGCTGCTTACTCCTCCTGTCATACTCTAACGTATCCAACGTATCATTTATGCACTTGTTAATGTGCGTAACCATGTCCTGCTTGTCTGCCTCTACATCCTGCAACTTACCCAACATCTCCGTCATCTTAACAAACTCATGACCTCGTATCTCCGTGCGACCATCTCGCAAGTTCTTTAAAAACTCCTGACGAACCTCCTCCAACTCATGCATATTCTTAGCCATATCACTAACAACCGTGTTCTTAGTGTGCTCTATCAAATCTATCTCTACCTGACTGCGATACTCATCCCAACCTCCCTTATCGGCCCAACGCTTTATCGTCTCACCCGTAAGTTTGTAACTATATCGCTTATTCATCTTTCTTGCTATGTCGGCGTTCGCGTGGCCGCGTAGGTATAACCCCATCGCTTCCTGCTTGTCCTCCGTCGTGTAACTCTTTCCCTCTTTGCTCATCTCTTCTTATAATGTCCAAACATATCGCTAGTTGCCATTCTTCGGTCCTCAGCACGCGCCTCACTCACTACCTCCTCTACCTCTTCCTCCGTAGCCTCGTGTACCGCTTCCTCTACTATCTTGTCAAACACATTCTCAGTGCTCTCCTCTGGCATACTCAAATCAGGGGCCGGCTCTGCCACTGGAGCCTTTCTAGGCATATGTATCCTGCCATCACCACCATCCTGCTTCTGCGCATAATTCCTAACGTGCGTATCCAAAGCCTGCCATATCTCATCAGCCATAGGTGTACCCTCTATAGCACAAATGTCCTTGATACTATCCCATGTCTCTCGCCTAAATCTGTTGTTCCCAACCTGTAACATATACCGATTGGAATCACTTGTTCTTCCTGTCATGTTATACACATATATGCACCCCCTTATATACTTACTCATGCAAAAATATAAAAAATTTATAGACTACCTACCCTAACCAAAAAAAAGGTGTACCCCTCCACATAATGTGGGGGGATACTTGGGCGGGATAACATGAGCTACTAACCCGCCCTACATTGTCTTACTGATTACTCAAACTTTTCTTTTAAGTAATTGTAGTCTTTCATTATATTAATGAAAGTCTTTTTGTCTAGGCCTGCCAATTCTCTAGCCATTGGGTCAAACATATTTACTAGATTTGACCTTCTGACTCCTTCATAGGCCTCGAAGTCTTCTTTGGTTACCATTCCCACCTCTCTGGGAATTCGTTTAGGTAATCCTGCCATTCAAATTTAGGCTCCCATCCATTCTTTCTAAGGTGTTGATAATCCTTTAAGGATATCTCGCCACCTTCTAGACTGTATCCATCAGCAAAACAATCAACGAATAACTCATCTATTCGCTTTTGTATTGCTTTGTATGATGTTTTAGATATCTTGCCATACTCACCCATTTGGACTTGAGTAAGGCTACATATCTCATCATAGTGGTAGTGGTCACCCCAATAGCCGTTTTCATCCATTTAATCCATACCTCCTTAAACAAAAGGTACAAAGTAATTTTTTACCGCTAGTGTAAAAGCTTACTTTGTCAGGATTACAGTTAAGACAGGCATTCATAACTGATAGCCTGCCTTTCCTTTCATGTTCTGCGCAATGTCTAAAATCTTTTTTGCACAATCTTGTACATATTCGTCCCTACCTGAAGCTACGTTAATAGCCATAAATCCAATAAG